GGCCGCGTTCTGGTACTTCCGGTTTGGCCAGGTGCTGATCGGCTCGACCCATGGCGATACTTGCAAGATGGCCGATTTGCCGGCCGTGATGGCATGCGACCGTTCAAAGGAATGGGGTGAAACATCGTTTCGCTATTGGTACGTCGGCCATATCCACCATGATGAACTGAAGGAATTCCCCGGTGTGACGGTGGAGAGCTTCCGGACACTGGCCGCGCGCGATGCCTGGCATGCGGCCAAGGGCTACCGGGCAGGGCGGGATATGCGCTGCATCGTGCTGCACAAGGAATTCGGCGAGATTGGCCGGCATCGGTGCGACCTGGCGATGATCCGCGGCAAAGCGGCATGATCACCGTCACACCATTCCTTGGCGGCATGCTGATTCAGGTCATTGGTGATGCCATCCGCGTCGAAGTGGTCGAACTGGATCTGGAGCGCGTGGAAGAAGCGAAAGCTGCGGCGCTTCGGGCGTTCTCACTCCTCCGGTAGTCGTCTGCCAAACTTGGACGAGACGTACTGCCGCATGGCTGCTTCGAGTGCTGTCCTGCCCTGATAGTCGATCTTAGTCCAAAGTGGTCCGTGCGCATGCCATCGTTTTTCGCCTGTCATGGCATCCCACTCATATTCGATGCTGATGCGCTCGCGGGCAATGATCGGGCCACCGATCCCCCAACTCGCGGACGGGCTGTATATCTTCAATACTGTGCCGTCATAGTATCCGCATCGGCCATCATGAATTCCAAACTGGACACCCTCAATGCCTTCCGCTTTCCCGACCCAATAGTCCAGTTCTGCGCCTTCCAGTTGCGATACCTTCATTTCCGTCCCCATCACTGGAGGCGCTTTGCCCGCTGAAACAATTCATCCATCTGCTCCATCGTCAATGTTTCGCGATTTGGGCGGTTTACCATATACGATGTCACCCGGAGCATGGCTTCCCGGTCTTCCGGATCCAAGGTTCCAAATAGTTCGAGCAGTTCGGTTTCTTCATTCATCTCATTCCTCCATCTTCTCGGCGCTACAATAAGCGCCATGCGCTATACCCTGATCCAACTGCACCGCAACGGCGTCGTCCTGACCAAGGACGAACTGGCCGAAGCACCGCGTCATACCGGCAACCTAGTGGTTGAGGACTGGCCGGAAGGCTCCAGCTTTGGCCGCCATATCCGCCAAGCGCGGCTAAAACGTCCGCCGCTGGAAGGCGACAACGACATCATCCCACCCTTATTTGATCCGGTTCTGGTCAAAATGGACGACACCCGCATGACGCTGCACGGGTATCAGATCCATTATGAAGCCGGCGTCACGGTCCACTATGCCCAATACTGGGTGTTGCGGGCTGCGGATTGAATTTAGATCAATTTGCAGCGTTGCGAAGGTTTTGGTAAAGCTCTTGACGCAGCTGGTCTTCTTCCTCTTTCGTGGGCGCGAAGATGATATCTTCATAAGTGCCATCGGCGTGCTGAACACGGAACGCTGCCCGAATCGTTTCGCCCGCCTTGGCTCTTTCCAGAAAGTCCTCCAGCGTACGGACTATTTCTGCTTGTGTCCCGACGTACATTGGGCTGGTATCGGTTAATGATGCTTGCTTGTTATCCTTGCTCATTCAAGTGGTGTAACTTTTGGCGTAACTTTTGAGAATCGGAGAGCGGTTTTCATAGATAAAACACGCTGCTGCATCATGGGCGTGTGCTTGCTTTCCGGAATCTCCATAACACCTTGTTCCGATAGGGAAATCTTATCTAACTCTTTGATCTTCAACGCTTCTCTGTCAATTGGATGATTGTTCGCTTTGGTCGCAACGCCCATCTGCCTATCACACCACTGCTCAATTTAGCGTAGCTTTTTTCTCGGCAATGCAAAAGTTACGCTAAAATTATCACACGTTTTAACCACCTCGGCATAAAAGCTACGCCGGGATTACGCCGAGACTGCATGCAATTTGACGCCCGCACCGCCAAGCTCCTGAAACCGGGTTCACACCTTACCATTGATGGTTGTCCGGGGCTACGCCTGAAAGCCACCGACAACAGCCGCACCTGGATCTATCGCTACAAAAGCCCGATCGACGGCCGCATGCGGCAAACCAAGATCGGCCAGTGGCCCGCCGTATCGCCCGCCTCTGCGATCGCGCAGTGGGAACAGCTGCGCGACGTGCGGGATGCTGGGCGCGATCCGGCTGTCGAGAAACGCACGGCGCGGGACGAGACGCGCGCTGCGGTAGAGCGCGACCGCGAAAGCAAGCGCAGCGCCTTGACGGTCCGCATGCTGTGCGAAGGCTACCTGACCGGCCATGTGGAGCGCAACCGCAAGGAAAAGGGTGCCACCGAAGTGCGCCGCATGTTCGATACCATGCTTGGCGAATTCGGCAACCTGCCGGCTGCGGCCGTCACGCGTGCGCAGGCCTTTGACCTGCTTGAATCCTACAACGATATTCCGGTCCAGGGCGCGAAGCTGCGCACCGAATTGGGCGCGGCCTGGGATTATGCCTTGGATGCCGGACGGCTACCGGAATCGACGCCGAACTGGTGGCGCCAGATCATGCGCGGCCGGCTGCGCAGCACTGGAAAAAAGATTGAAGGGCAATCGGTCGGCACGGCAAAACGGGTGCTGTCCGAATCCGAGGTGGGCGAGCTGGTGCGGTGGCTGCCGAACTTCAGCCGCACGGTGGAGGATGCGCTGACCTTGTACTTGTGGACAGGAACCCGCGGCTCGGAAATCGTGGCGATGAAAGCCAGCGAGATCAGCGAAGAAGCTGATGGTCTGTGGTGGACGATTCCGAAAGCCAAGACCAAGAATGCGCGGCACCAAAACGCGACAGACTTGCGGGTGCCATTAATCGGCAGGGCGGCGGCAATCGTGCGGCGCCGTTTGCCGCATGCCAAGGAAGGATATTTATTCCACTCTCGCAGCCCGTCGGGATTTGTCGAGCAGAAAGCGGTGCAGACTGCGGTGCATTACCATCAGCCCTACAGCAAGACTCGGCCCGACGCTGAGCGGCCGCGGCTGACGGTCACGCATTGGGCACCGCATGACTTGCGTCGCACCGCGCGCACGCTGCTGGCGTCGATGGGATGCCCCGGCGAAGTGGCCGAAGCGGTGCTCGGGCATATGCAGCCGGGCATCAAGGGCGTGTACAACCGGCACGCGTATGACCAGGAGCGCCGGGAATGGCTGACTCGGCTTGATGCGCGCCTGGAACAGTTGGCGGCCAAACATTAGGCTTCACGCCGTTTGCCAGTATTCGGTGGCGGGGGCAGGTCCGATACCGGCCGGGCTTCGGCCCATTCCTCGATTTCACGCACCAGCCAGCCGACGCGCCGGCCCGACAGTTGCCGCGGCTTCGGGAACGCGCCTTCGCGCACCATGCGCTGGATGGTGGCTTCCGCCAATGTCAGCGCGTTCGACACTTGCGGCAATTCCATGTAAATCGGTTTCATCGTCATCTTCATTTAATCCCGTTAACTGTCTTGCGCTCCGGTTTCGGAATCCCGCACAGCTGGCGTACTTCGTCCAGCTGCAGGCCGGTCAAATCCATGATGCCGATGATCATGGCCGCGCTGAGCCCCGCTCGCTTGCAGCGGATGCCGCTGATCAGGGTCGGCGCGCAGCGGATGGCCTCGGCCAGCTCGCGGTCCGATTCGAGGCCCAGTTCCTGCATGATCCGGTTGAACAGCCGGTTCGGCGCATAATTCGGATCATCCAGCAGCTGCCGGTTCTTGAAGGTGCCGAACGGTCGGCCAAGTCGTGCCATAGCCTTCCTCCTTGTGTTTACGCAATCCGATAGCCGATGGTGCAGCCAATTAAGGCGAACGCGATCAAGCCGCCGGCATACCAGCATTCGCCCCGAGTGCCGAAGACCCGCGCCGCCCGTAGCAGCCACACGCCGACGATGAGAATGGCCAACGACAGCAGCGTGATGATGGTGGGTGTAGACATCAGTGTTCCTCCTTGGATGCTTGAATCAGCCGACTACTGCATGCAACAGATCCTGGTCGTCAATGTGCGCGTACCGCATGGTCGTCGTCACTTTCTTGTGACCGAGCAGCCGCTGGACTAGGGCGATGTTCTTGGTCTTGCGCAGAAACCGCGTCGCCGCGGTATGGCGCAGCGTGTGCAGCACGAAATCGGGGTCGTCGACCAGCTGCATTTCCTTGCGCAGCCGGTCCCAGACCCGGCGCAGCTTGACCGCATCCAGACGCCATGGCAGCCGGTCGGCGAGCGCTTCCTGTGCGCGGGCGGTCAGGGGAACCGATCGCGCGAATTTCGTTTTCGTTTTCCACAGCCGCGCCCATTGGCCGTCGACGTCTTCCGGCTGCAACCGCAGCAGTTCGCCGCGGCGCATGCCGGTTTCGATCAAGACCGTGAGGAAAGCGGCGGCATTGTGCTCGCCCCAACTGGACAGCAGATGCAACATGCGCGCTTCCTCGTCGAGCGTGACCCAACGGATGCGGCCTTCGCTTTCTCTCTTCCACGGCATTTTCGGCAGGCGCACCATCCATTCCCGATCGAGCGCGAACTTGAGCAGACTATGAATATTGGTCAACTTCCTGTTGATGGTGGCCGGCCCGACCTCCCGTTCGCGATCGGCGCACCAGGCATCCATGGTCAGCGTGGTGACCTCATTCAGCGGGATGTCGCCGACGATGGCGATGAATTCTTCGATATTCCTTTTGGCGGTTTTCTCGTAGGTCAGTCCATGCCAGAGCGGATGCGCCGCCAGGTCCAGCAAGTCGCGCAAGGTTTCGGGTTGCTGCATTCTTCTTATGACTCCTTCTTAATTGTAAAATGCGTTAATAAACAATCCACGGAGCGCCGCATGAC